GCAACTTCTAGGGTACGCAATATCTTCTGGTGGTAACTTCATAAACTCATCCCGAAACTCTTGTATGAACTTATTTAGCATTTTCTCATCACCGCTCATCATGATCTTCAGAGCCTGTTTAATCTTCTCTCGACAAGGTGCAGGCGTAGATGACTTGACTGCCTCAATACCCATGATCTTGAGTTTAGGTTCTTTGTATCGTACACCTTCCATATCCCACACATTGAGGATATACCGTTTCTTTGCAGTCCATATACCCTTGTCAGCAATAGCTTCTCTTGACATTTGCATCTTCTGTTCGTATGCATTCATCTCCCTAGCAAGATGCTGATAAGACTTATCAATAAACGGTTCCAACTTCTCACTTGCAATCTTGTCCAAGAAGTTGACAATTTTTTCAGTCGGAGTTCCCTCTTGAAACAGTTTATTAACAAGCTTGTCAAAAGTAATGTAAACAGAGTCGGTATCTGAGGCAATGACATAATCAACGTCTTTAGTTTCCAAGATTTTGTTAAGATGAATGTTGAGACTTCTTTCAATCCACCGTATAGATAACTGCCCAGATGTTGTAATTGCAGTAGCAACCAACAAATCGAAATAGCGAAACCAATTATTACCAATTGCACCATAAGCGGAATTAAGAGAAATCTTCTTCGCCATTTGGATGTTGTCGTATCGAGATATCTTCTTGAGTAAAGCGGTGTTACCAGTGTCTTCATACTCTTGTTTAGCTTCGAGCATAAGTTTCTTATATTTGACTCGATCATTATATACGTTCTCCATTAATTCTGGCAGAAATCCTTTATCGTCCCTACGGAAAAATGCACCGTTTGGAGTCATACAATACTCTGTATTATTCTTGATTTTGCCATCAAGAACTTTGTCCACCATTCCTTCAACCATGTCAGCACCACCATTCACCAGTGTTTCTGGTGAGATATTATACTGCATGATAAGGTGTGGATAGAGAGAGTTCAAGTCAAACGACATGACCCATTTGTGCATACCCACTTGTGGGTCTTTTACATAAGCACCTTCAAATTTCTCTACCTTCTCATGATCTCTTTTTTGAGGAATGACAATCTTTTTCTTACGAAGATAATTGTAAATCAAAATGTCCCAATATCTCACTGTGCCAAGAACATCAGTCATGTTCACCTTAGCGTCATATGTCATAGTCAGACATAATTCAATAAGACGCATCTTGTCTTCTAGCTTGTCCACAATCTCAACGTCTTGGATGTTGTATTCAATAAAAGACTGATAATCTTTCTGATACCATTCACTAAATGTATCGTATGGATTTCCTGCTTTGCGTTCACCTAGTTCTACAAATGCAATGTGATCCAGTGTGTATCGTTCTTGGTTTGTATATGTAAACTTGCGATATAGATCAAAGAAATCTAACGCAGCAACACCATAGATATTATATACCTGATGTTTACGCCCCATCTGATAGACTTCACGTTCATGAACCTTACCCCAAGGAGATAACTTATTGACCATATCCTTATCAAGCACCTTTGCAATACGGTTGCATAGATAGGGAATATCAAAGAACTCAGTATTCCAGCCCGTGATAATGTCTGGTTCAATAGAAGACCATGTATCAAGAAACTTGAAGAGCAAGTCTGCTTCATCCTTGCACATTCTATAGTCCACATCATCACGATGGTTTTGGAACTCATGAAGGCCCCAAACAATAATCTTTTTGTTTTGGTGGTTCTTCATAGTGATCGACAACATAGGTTCAGCCGCATCCTTTGGATTTGGAAAACCATTCTCGCACTCCACCTCAATATCAATGGTTACGATACACATTTGATCTTTATCCCATGGCACATCGCCAGGATATTTATCACCGATATAACAATAATTATATTGAGTGTTACCAAACACAAGATTCTGTTTCTTGTGTGAATTGAACCAATCCTTAGCCTCTGTAATAGAGTCGAACTTCTTAGGTAAGACATGCTTACCGTCTAGTGTTGTGTATCCAGTTGGTTCTGAAACGAGATTGAAAAGAGTTGGTTCATAACGAACCTTTCTCTTGATGCGTTGGCCATTCTCAACTCCTCTAACGAAGAGTTGATTGCCCCATTGAAGTACATTTGTGTAAAAGTCCATTATCAGACTATACCACCTTTATAGTTATTTGTCAAGGTCTATTTTTGATTTTGGGGGGTCTATTTTAGCTGTAGCATCATTATTGTCCTCTCTCTCTTTCCAATTTGACAACACAAATTTTCTATGAGGATTGACAGATACCTTGAATCGTGACAGAGTATCACGATTGATAAGCAAGGTTGATCGAGCATCTTTAGTTGTAAGTCCAAGAGGCACGTTATCATATACCATATTGTTGAAAGATATCTTGGCAGATATGATAGGACGTTCATCTATTTTTACAACATGTTCTGGTTTAGACATTCCGATCAATTTACTAACAAATTTCTTGCCGTTCTTTTCCCACTTCACTTTTTTACCATCAATATCTAATTTATCCACTACAAACATTGACGCATTGGTTCCGTTTCCAGTGTCGAATTTAGCTCTGACCAAACCATAATCGACAATCTCTACAGTTTCATGATACCCTGCTTCTTGATTGAAAGCATATCTTCTATGAACAGGATTTTGTAGATACTCAACCATCAGTTTGACTATATCTTTTTCTTTTGTAGGTTCTTGTGGAACCGTAGTCATATCATAGTTTTGGAAGTTCGAGCCCATGCCAGGCGAACCGTTACACTCTAAGACATAAATTTCATTATTCACAATCGCATGATCAACACCAACCATATATGCACCTGTTGCTCTAGCAGCTGCAAGAACTTCTGCCTTCTCTTCTTTACTCATGACATAAGGTTCTGTCTTTGCGCCCATATGACGATTGGATCGAAAATCTTTTTCTGGTTTAATTCTCTTAGTTGAGGCAACGATACGACCATTAAGAACGATAGTCCTAACGTCAAACTCTATTTTCAAAAATTCTTGAATGATAAGAGGAGCATTGAATTTCCACAATGATTGAATAACACTCATCATGGATTCCATACTGTCAACCTTAGAAACACCGATACCTTGTGTCCCTGTCAAAGTTTTAATGATGACAGGAAACTTACCACCGATACGGTCATGAGCATCGATGATACTCTTTTCATTATTGACTAATGATGTACGGGGAGTGTTAATATTGTTTCGTTCAAACGTTGTGTAAGCTGACATTTTGTTATCACATGTTGCCATGCCATCACGGTCATTGATCATCATGCAACCAGCGTTTTGCAGTGTACCTAGTAACGCAAGGCCAATCTCATCTTGCAGAACACCAGCACGAACAAACACTACAGTTGCTGCGGTTTCAACCTCAATGTCTTTCTCATTACCGTCATGGTTTTTGATGGCAACCGTTCCCTTTTCGATATCATTATCTGATACCCAAGCTTCAGTTGTCACCACCGTATGACAAGTCAAACCTAAATCTGCACACGCCTTTAGTAGCATACCAGTAACAATTTCTGGTTTCTTTGCTTTTGAATTAGTCAAGATAAGAACTGTTATCTTATCGTGTACAACTTCTTCAGTTATAAAGGACTTGAACTTTTGCAAACTAGGCTTCCCGTTTCTTACCAATATTGTATTTTGTCTCTAACAACCATTCACTTTTTTCCTTGAAGGAAATTACCTTGATTTGACTCAAGGGCGCAGATGGTTCAGCTTCGCCTACAACATTAACCAATCCCCAATCGTTGAGAAGATTTACAATTGTATTTCTTCTTGCAATATCATTTTCAGATAGGTTTGTATTTTTTCCATCCAGAGCAAACAACTCTTTAAAATGAACAATAAAATACTTACCCTGTTTATGTAAAATATGACAGGATTGATATAGTTTCTTTTCTTTTCTTGATGCAACTCCGATACGGGAAAGTGTTTCTCGTATCTTTAAAAAATCGTCTGGTTCTTTCAGAACGACTTCAAGCATATGCTCTTGTGTCCAATTAATGTTTTCCATTTTTACCACCTTTATTCAAGCTATTTTTGATAGCCTTTAT